CATAAGCTACAAGCTGAAGAAGACCACCACCCATTTATGCTATATTCTTTATACTATTAGAGGAGAAAAAAAAAGCAGGAAAATGTCAAATCTGACACAAGAATTATTTTTAAGCTGCTTAGTTGGAATAAGCAAGGCCTCCCATACCTGAGAGGATACGAAGAACATTGTAGTTAACTGCATAAATACAGATACCATCATAGGATGCACTCTCTATAATAGGATAAGTTGCGCCAATACCATTTCTATACTGATAAGGAATTACATCTACAGACAATACAGCAGTATCAATACGAGACATATTAAGAGTTCCACTGGGTTGATGCTCCTCAGGCTTAAGAGCAAATGAATAAACATTGATACCCTTATTCATAGGAATATTAGTATGATGCTGGTAAGGTTGAACTAAGTTAAAATAAGAACCGCTGCGTTCAGCAAAACGATCATTTCCATTCAATTGTAAAAGACAGGAATTGAATGGGTTTGATGCAGTCTTTAATGGTTGCAAATGTGCAATGTAGTTAGCAAGTATTTCAGTAAACTGTTGCGAAGAAGGAAACAATTCTGTATCATTTGCTTGATCATAATTTAAATCCTCATTGGAAAATAGATTGCTACTGGTATAATTATACCAATATGCATTTTGATTTGATTTGCTGTTATCCTTCTTAGCAACCCAGATTAATTCCTTGCAAGGATGGTTGAAATTGAGCTTAATGCGATTTCTCCCAGCAGTAAGAGTTTCTAATCCTGTAAATTGAAGCTGTTCTATTAAATACTCATGAGACAACTGGGCGAAACGACGACGTTCATCAGTATCTAAAAAGATATAATCAACCCAAATCGTAGGATCTTTTAATTCATCTGCACCTGAACCAGATTTCATACACTTTGCTTTCGTCTCAAACTCAATCTTGAGTTTTACTTCGTGATATTGCAAAGCAATCAAAGGAAGTGCTAATCCTACATTACGACAGAACCAGAACTCAAGCGGAATATACAGTGTTGTGCTGTTGCTGTTTGATACACCACTTGTTATATCAGAATCAGCACCAACCATCATATCATAGGCATATCTCTTACCTACAGGCAGTGACAATTCATTCCAGATATACAACCAATCAGCATAATGCTTATCTATCTGTTGTCCTCCAATTTCAATGACAACAGACTTGAGGAGACGCAGACCTAAGTAGTTTACATATTTGGCTGCAGGAGTAACACCATTGAGTCCAGGAACATTCACTTGCACGTACACACGATTAATCAAATCTCCGTTGCGTGATATTTGGCAAGTTATTATATTTCCATAACCACCAGTTCCGTTATAAGATTGACGGATAGACTCAATTGCAAAATTAGTATGGCGACGGTAAACTACCTTGAAGAAAGTAATCTGAGGATTACCAGTCAAATAAACATCTTGTGCACCATAAGCTACAAGCTGAAGAAGACCACCACCCATTTATGCTATATTCTTTATACTATTAGTGGAGAAAAAAAATATGAATTACATTGAACGCAAAAATATATATATAAACGCTTCTTATAAACATTCTTATATAGGACTATATAAAATGTTTAAAGAGAAATCTTCTAAAAAGAAGCTCAATATAGATAACAAAGAAATATCCACACTTGATGCTATGCATAATAAGATGATTAAAAACTTTGAAAGTATAGACAAGGAGAAGGATACATATATTACATTGCTAAATCATTTCAATGAAGTGCATAGTATCATAATCAATGAAATGAACTATGTAAAAACTTTGCAAAATAAAGAAGCCATCAATACCTTATGTAGCAGCAATATAACAGTTAAGGAACAAATCCTAGATATTGAAGGCAAATTGAAGGAATTAGGAAATCATGATGAAATAGAGTATTACAAGAATACAAGCGATATTCTTTTTCAATACTATAATACTGTTGAAAAACAATCTAGTATTATGTCATATAATGTAAATGCCATTCCTACATTAATGTCTACAACTACTTCTTGCAAACAATTGGGTAAATCCAAAAGTGATAGCAAAAAAAAGAAAGCTGTCAGTAGTGGTATGAATGTATTAGATGCTTTAAACAACGATCCTGAAAAAAACGCAAATAATGTCATAGAAACGCGCGATTCACAGTCAACACAATACATACAGCCCATGCAACCCATACAACATACACAGTCCAGACAACTCGCGCAACCTACGCAACCTACGCAACCTACGCAACCTATGCAACCTATGCAACCTACGCAACCTACGCAACCTACGCAACCTACGCAACCTACATATTCAACGCAAACAAAACACAATGATGTTCTTCAAAATGAATATCAGACAAATGATAATGAATGTAAAAGCTTGTTGGTTGATAAATACCTATCTATCATCAATAAGCAATATGTTAAGAAAGTGTATCAAGAAGACATAGAGATATGCCAAGTATGTAAAAGTTCTATGATCTGTCTTCAATATGATGCAATTATGATATGTGATAAATGCGGATATCAAGAACTGCTTCTAGTAGAACAAAACCGCCCTATATTAAAACAAAATACAAAGGATACCTCTCACTTTAGTTATAAAAGGATTAATCACTTTAGAGAATGGTGTAATCAAGTACAAGGTAAAGAAAGCACTGACATTCCAGACGAAATCTTTGAAAAAATCCTTCATGAAATTAAAAAAGAGAAAATAAGCGATACGAAAACAATTACATATAACAAGATGCGTGATATATTGAAAAGGTTGCGTATTAATAAATATTACGAGCACATCAATTATATTATCAATAGGATTAACGGAATACCTACACCACAATTTAGCCCAGATTTGGAGGAAAAATTATGCAATATGTTTAGAAATATACAGGGGCCCTTCTTGAAGCATTGTCCGAAGGATAGAAAGAACTTTCTATCTTATAGCTACGTATTATACAAATTTTTCCAGATACTTGGGCTTCACGAATACCTGAAGTATTTCCCATTATTGAAAAGCAGAGAAAAACTTTACGTGCAAGATCAGATATGGAAGAAGATTTGCAAAGAGCTCAATTATGATATTATACCATCATTATGATAAATCACAAAAATAAATGTACTATGTATAAGTATCCTTACATTCCATTGGGGAAACCAACCATGCGGAAACCTGCGCCAAGTCCTACACCTTGGCGTGCACCAGCTGATACAGAAGGCGCGAGCAAGTCAAGTACAGAGAACACGCATGCTGCAGTTAAAGCAAGAAGCCAAATTTCACCCCAGTCTAATTTTGACTTCGGCAAAACAATTGCAACAAAGGCAACAATGAGGCCTTCAAAGGCATACTTGATAAGACGAATCAATGCCTCCCAAACATCGATAGAATATTCCATCTTTTATCTTATTATACTATATTATAAGAATATTTTTATTCACAAAATAAAAAATTATATAAGATTAAATAGAAAAGACAATATAGAATGACAGATACCAATAGTACCCTCGTAAGTACAAAAGAAATTGATTATTTAGATGAAGACAAGCCTATCAGGGGGCAGAACTTTGTCTTGCTTTCCTTCATTAGTCCTGAGGATGTCCTAGTGAATAAGGAGGTGTATTATTTCAACAAGTTCTTAGAGAATTTTGGCAAAGATATGAAGACTTTGTTGGATGGCATTGCTGCAAAATATCCTGAAAGCAAGGACCTCGTTGACACAGTTCATCAAAACCATTCCTATATTTTCGATCCAAAGGATCTGAACGAACAATATAACTTTTTCAAGTCAGTTAACTATAATGAAATTGAGTCTAATTTCCATAGAGATAACAACTTTGTAACCTCTATGCGGGGCATCAAGGTACGTGGAGTTTTTGATACTCTTGAAGAAGCTAAGAACCGTAGCGAGTTCTTGAAGAGAGTTGACAATAAATTCAATATTTTTATCGGACAAGTTGGATGCTGGTGCCCTTGGTCTCCCAATCCAGATGCTCTTGAAAATCAGGAGTATGCTGAGACACAACTCAATACATTGATGAAAGAATACAAGAAGAATATGGATGATAAGGATGTTGTTTTTGAAAAGAGAAAGCAAGCTCATATTGATAATAAAGAGACCACGTCTGTGATACATGATATGTCTGAAATTCAGAAGAGTATCGAGGAAGTTGATGCCTGGAGTGCAAGAAAATTGAATAAGGTAAGTGAAGACGAAGTAACTGACAGCGATGTATTACCATCTGATGCTGTCACACCAGATACAGATGTACCTAAAGCAGAATAAAGTGTGTATATGTTTGTAAAACTAAGTTGCTTCAGCTGAATAATTTTTCACAACCAATAGTAAGAAATGAAAGCAATTGCTATATTCTTGTTGTTTATAGGTTGCTTATTAATTATTCAGGGATATTATAACAACAAAAATTTGTGTCCTGCTGAAAAAGTTGTTGTCAAATATGTTCCTAGGAAAATCTATGAAGAACAACTAAGTCCTTCAGAAAGTCTTACAACATTTTATAAAGGTATGTTTGAAGATGTATTATTACCATAAAGATATTTATTTTTATCCTTATTATAGTAAATGAATATATTAAGAAATATTGAAAAATCATTTATAGGCCATATTGAAAACAAGAGCAATATAGACGTCTTAAAAAAACTTATTCAATCATATTTTGATAATAAAAAAACAAATGACGATATATTAAACCATAAATACAATAAATATGTTGCGTTATTTGATAATGAAAGGGTCAATAACAATTTGGAATATAGTGCATACTTGGCTGAACGGAAAGAGCTCTATAATACATGGAAACAAAGTCAAAACAAATCTGCTTTAATGGACTTGGTAAAATTACAAAGGCCAGTACAAAAAGAAATAGCGGATATTTATACATATAGTGTTCTAAAATTGAATGACTCAGCCAAGCCTAAAGTAGCCAAACCTATTATAACAAAGCCTTTGGTAAAACCTAATGTAGGCAAGCCTAAAGAAAAGCCCTCTATTGTTAAAAAAGAATGCGCTGAAGGTAAAATAATAAATCCTAAGACTGGTCGTTGTGTAAATGACCCAAACAAGAAGCCTGATAAGCCTGATAAGCCTGATAAGCCTGATAAGCCTGATAAGCCTGATAAGCCTGATAAGCCTGATAAGCCTGATAAGCCTGATAAGCCTGATAAGCCTGAT